GGTTACTTTCAAGTTTTCTTCTGCTGATAACGGCTGGTTGACTTTGGACAACACCGTTTTGGGTAGGTTAGACTTTAATTTATTAGGTTAGGAAATTATGGCTGGTGCAGGATACAAAAGCTTTACAAGTGGTGACATACTCACCGCGTCAGATACAAACACTTATTTGATGCAACAAACCATTATGACTTTTGCATCAGCGGCGGCCCGAACAACCGCTTTAACAGCCCCGTCTGAAGGAATGTTCTCATATCTTGTTGATTCTGATGCCTACTTTGTGTACTCAGGTTCAGCCTGGATGGAGTTTGACATTGTTTGGAAGTCATACACGCCTACAATTGCTGGTGTCACGCTAGGTTCGGGGTACACCCTATCGGCTTCTTACGCGCAACTTGGTGAGCTTATGGTTGTTAATTTCTATTTTGCTTTAGGTGCGACTTCGGCCATTACTGGTGATGTAAGTTTTTCATTGCCCGTAAATCAAGCAAGCAGCAACAGGTCGGGGGCTGCTGGCACGGCCTTGATTTATGATGCTTCTCCGGGTGTTCGATATCCCGGCACGGTGTACATCACTTCAACACCTGGTTACGCGTTTGTTCGTGCCTTGAACTCAGCAGGTACTTACTTAACCGCGGTAGCTTTGACTTCCGCTATCCCTATTGCTGTGTGGGCTACTAGCGATTCCATTACGGCTAACATCAGTTATGAGGTTGTCTAATGGTTAAGGTATTTATTTGTGTTGTTGTTGGCTGCCCTAATGAAAATGTTAGGTATGAGTTGACAGACCCGAAACACATAACGGTTTGTGGCGGTTGCAAAGAAGTTTTGATTGGTGTGCCGGTCAATGACTAACGAACCTATCCCACAGTGGGCCGTTGAACTAACGAAACAAGTTGCAATTCTGAATGAGAAAATCCCAACACACGTTGATTGGGTTGAACGCAATATGAAGGATCACGAAATAAGACTGCGCGCTTTGGAACAGTTTCGTTGGATTCTTATGGGTGTGGCAATAGCTTCTGGTGGCGTTGGCGCGTGGATAGGTAGGATGTTCGTTTGATAAGCCCTGGTACATACAACATAACTTGCCCACAGGGAGCAACGTTTGACACAACTTTTACTTTGACTGTGGGCGGCACGGCGCAAAACCTGACAGGTTATACGTCTGCGATGCAGGTTCGTGATTCTGCTGGTGCTGCGACAGCGTTGCTAAATTTGACGAGTTCTAATGGTGGTATTACTTTGGGTGGCACAGCTGGGAGTGTGTTGGTAACTATTGCTAGTACGGCAACAGCGGCTTTGATTCCTGGTTCGTATTCATACGATCTTGAACTATATTCCGGTTCTGTAACAACAAGAATGTTGCAGGGTTCTTTTAATGTGACTGGAGAAATCACTCGTGCCTGATGTCGTTGTAACAGTTAGCGAAACTAACGCCACCGTTTCTTTGGGTACTTCAGGTATTCAAGGTGCTACGGGTGCTACTGGTGCAACTGGTGCACAAGGGGCTACTGGCGCACAGGGTGCAACGGGTGCTACTGGTGCTACGGGTTCACAAGGTATTCAGGGTATTCAAGGTGCAACAGGTGCAACAGGGGCTACGGGTGCTACTGGTGCAGCAGGTACTAACGGAACTAATGGCACTAATGGCACAAGTGGTGTTATATCTGTTAACTCACCAATAACTAATTCTGGCACTTCAAGTTCTGCTGTTCTAGGTTTAGCGACTACTGTTCCTGATGGCACAACAACTACTGCTTCTGCCGGGTTTGGGTTTATGGGTATTCCGCAGAACGCAACAACCACAGGTTCATACACTCTCGTTGCTGGTGATGCTGGTAAACACATTTACGCTTCGGCTACACGCACAGTTACGATTAACTCGAACGCAAACCTCGCTTTACCGATTGGCACAACTTACACTTTCATTGCTGGTTCAGGTGCAACTATGACTATTGCCATCACTACTGACACGATGTATTTGGCTGGTGCTGGCACTACGGGTTCAAGAACGCTGGCGGCCTTTGGTATGGCTACTGCTGTAAAGATCACCTCAACTGCCTGGATCATTAGCGGTAACGGACTTACATAGTGAGTGGGGTTGTTGCTGGTTTGGTTGGTAGCGTAAAGGCTGCACCTGCTAATTTATTTCCCGACCCTAGTTTTGAATCAGGCACTTTAAATGCAGGTTGGAGTGGTCTTTTTCAAAATACCAGCGTGACTCCACGAACTGGCACTAGAAGTCTTCAGGTTTACTATACTTTTGACTACGATACGGGGGATTTTGCGTCTGGTGGGTCATTTAGCAGCACCCTTTTAACTGTTGGTTTGAAATACTCATTTAGTATTTGGGTTAAAAGAGTTGCAGGAACTATATCGGTTGCTACTTTTGGTGAAACTAAAACTGTTACTCAGTTTTCACCAATAGACGGATATAACCAATTAAAGTGGGAAAATGTAACTGCTGCTTCAACGACATTTAGTGTGGCTATAGACACAGCCAACTTAACCACGTTTTATGTAGATGACCTTGCACTTGTTCAAGGGGCTACCGCACTATGACTAAATATATTGAACCCTTTGCTAAAAAGTTTCGCGGTGACGAATTTGGTAACCTTGCGCCGTATCGTGATGGCAGACCGCATCGCGGTCAGGATTGGCATCCCAAAGATGGCAGTCTGATTCCGGCGATTACTAATGGATCAATCAAAGCTAACGCCTGGTCTGATGGTTTGGGCTGGTACATTGTTCAGTCAACATCTGACAAACTATTTGTTTTGTACGCTCATTTGAAAGCTCAGTCAGGCCGAACAGTTGGCACATACATTCACGCTGGCGAACCCATAGGTAAGGTTGGCAATACCGGTGAGTTTTCAACTGGCTCGCACTTACATTTGTCTATTGGCAAAAAAGTCAATGTTGCAAGCATCCCGTACGCTTTACTTATAGACCCACTAAAACACATCGAGGAAAATAAATGAAACTGTGGTTGAAAGAATTCGCTAGCGTTATTGTTGAAGTGGCGTGGCGTGGCTTTGGTGTGCTGTTGTTTATTGTTGGCACATCGGCTGGTGTTGGTGCTATGGCTACTGGTGACCCGTTTATGGGCGTTGTGATTGCCTGGTGGACAATTATGCTGGGAGTGGTTGCCGCGATTGGTTACGCAATTGCAACGACTGGTCGTGCTTCAAAGGAAACTGTGGCTGCGGCTTCGCGCGATGCAATCGAGAAAGCCAAATCGGAGTCCGAAAAGAAGTAGCAAAAGTCTGAACTTTATTTCCCTGACTTTAGCACTTCACGTTCTGCCGGTGTCAAGCCACCCCAAATCATAGCTTCTTCATTGGCCGCTACCGCATACATCGCACAAGCGTTTTTGGCTGGGCATCCGCCACAGTAACTTTTTGCTTGCACTTCGGCTAGGCGTTTAGTTCCCTGATCCGTGTACAGGTCAAGGTCAAACAAGTCGGGGTTACGCCTACATTCTGGTTCTTCCATTTCGTCAATGGCACGGTTCAGGTCGGCCCACAACTTTACGCGCAAGTTGGACATTTGACCGATACCCCCTGAACCTTCCAGCCAAACACCGTTGCGACTTGTGCAGCTTCATAAACGCTTTTAGGTTGGGTTCGTGGCTGGTCAATAAAGTCGCTAAGTTTGCTGGTGCAATAGTCACACTTGAAATCTATTTGGTTCTTGTACTCAATTAGCAAAATGTCTGTTCCTTTCGTTAGGTTATTGACTATAACAAAAAACAGCCGTAATGTGTGAATTGCCCCCACAGTTTCGTGAAGGCAATTCGCAAGGCATTATTGAAAGGAACAAGTTTATGCCTATAACAAGTTTACCTATACAGAAGCAAACAACAGCCTACTGGCTGGGTGACCTGGTGAACGGTAGTTCCGAATGGCACGAAGCCCGTGCAAACGGTATCGGTGGTTCAGAAGTTGGCACGATTGCTGGTTTGAATAAGTGGGAATCTGCATTCACTTTGTGGGCTAAGAAGTGTGGCCTTATACCGTCTGAAATAGCACAGTCTGAAGCTATGGAAGCCGGCTCACGTTTGGAGTCATTTGTGTTGGATTGGTTTGCTGAACTAAATCCTGAACTTGACATAGACCCTAATGTTGGAACTTATCAAGGGCTTCTTGGTTGGGATCACGCAAACCCTGACGCTATTTATCGTGATGGTAAAAAGTGGGGAATCATTGAAGTCAAGACTGCCCGTTTTGAAGATGATTGGGTTGTGCCGCCGAAGGGTGTTGCGGGTGATGTGACTGGTGTGCCTAAGCATTACGCAACGCAGGTTCAATGGTATTTGCGGATTATGGGTTTGCAGTATGCGAAAGTTGTTGTGTTGTTCGGTGGTCAGAAGTTGCGCTGGTACGACATTGATGCGGATACTTTTCAACAAGGCATTGACCTAGCTTTGGCTACGCAATTTTGGTCGTGTGTAGAGAAACAGGAACACCCTGGTTGGGATGGTTCAACTTCTACTTTTGAAACTGTCCGCGCCTTGAACCCTGACATTGAAGATAAAGCAGTAGAGTTGCCTGACGGATTGTGGCGCGACTATTCTGAAGCTTTGTTTGCGTCACGAAACGCTGAAGTGTTGTTACAAGGATATAAGACGCAGGTGTTAGCGTTTATGGGTAATGCCCGTAGTGCTACGTTTGACGGTGTTGTGAAGTGTGTGCGTCAGGCTGGCCGTAATGGTGCAGCCCCATTTCTAGTGAATAAGGATAATTAAAAATGGCTCAGTTCAATTTGAATGATTACGCGACCGTTGATGAACGGTTGGCTTTACTGTATGCGGATCACCCTACTGCCCGTATTGTCACCACCAATTTGACTACACCGGCTGACCGCGCTGTTTCTATGTGGGTTATGAAAGCTGAATTGTGGTTGCTAGATGATTCTGGTTTTGCGTTTCTGAAGTCTACGGGCCACGCTTTTGAAGTTGATGGTGTGGGTATGGCAAACAAGACCAGCGCCCTTGAAAACGCAGAAACAAGTTGTGTGGGCCGCTGTTTGATGTTGGCTGGTTATTCAGGCAACAAAAAGGGTTTGGCTTCCCGTACCGAAATGGAAAAGGTTGAACGTGGTGTGACACCGATTGGGCGCAAGTTTGTTGCTGAAGCTCAGTTGTTGAAGTCTAAGGCTGAACTACGTGCGTTATGGCAAGATGCTCGTCAACTTGATCAGCCTAAAGCCGTGCTAGATGCGATACAAAAACTAGCAGATGATTGCATTGACTGACTTTCAAACCCCTGATTCTATTATTGGTGACCTGGTTGCAATACGGGTTGAAGCCGGTAAGGGCGTGGAAGCGTTGTTTGCTGCTGAACAAAAGCTGATTCAGACTGAACTTGATTATGACCGCGCCTATTCGCAAGCCTTATTAGATGCTCAGGGTACTGTTGTTGATCGTCAAGCATTGGCGCAACTCAATTCGTTGGTTGAACGTGAAGCGCGCGACATCGCCCGTGCTGTTGTGTCTAGGGTCAAAACTAAGTTGCGTATCTTGTCTGAACAGCAAATGTCGGTGCAAACACAGGCTCGTATGGTTGAACTCACCTGGAAAACCAGCGGCCTTGAACGCTAAAATTCGTGAAGCCTTAGTAAAGCGCGATGGTGGTATTTGTTGGCATTGTGGCACTGATGAAGTTACCGTGCAACACCGTGCTAATCGGGGTATGGGCGGTAGCAAAACTATGGACAATCCTGCCAATTTGATTTTGTTGTGCTGGTTTGTAAACTTTGAAATGGAAGCTTCTGACAAAGCTGCTCGTGCCGCTGAAAATTATGGTTGGAAAATTAGCCGTTACGCTGATCCGTTGACTGTTGCCGTGTATCACGCGCCGTCAAGATCGTGGATTTTGCTAGATAATGCTTGGAAGCGTAACCTTATCGTTTAGTTGTGGTTTTGAAAGGAAGAAGTGGAAGAAGGAAAAAATGTTAAATGTTACTGCACGTGTTTTGGTTGGTGATAATCGTGAACGGTTGGCTGAGTTGCCGGCTGGTTCAGTGCAGTGTGTTGTGACTTCGCCGCCTTATTGGGGTTTGCGTGATTATGGCCAAGATAACCAGATTGGTCTTGAATCTACCCCTGCCGAATTTGTTGAACAACTGTGTTTAGTCTTTGATGAAGTTTGGCGTGTGCTGGCCGATGATGGCACCTTGTGGCTAAATCTTGGTGATACTTACTGCACTATTCCACACGGTTCTAAAGGTGTAAATGCACCACAAAGTTTTGAACACAAAGGTAGTCAAAATAGGGGTCAAGATAGAAATGGTGCTGCTACTTCTGGTGGTGGTCACGCAAACAGAAAACCTTTACCTAGTCTAAAACATAAAGACCTTGTTGGTATTCCCTGGCGTGTAGCTTTTGCTTTGCAGGAACGTGGCTGGTATTTACGTCAAGACATTATTTGGGCTAAACCAAACCCTATGCCTGAAAGTGTCACTGACCGTTGCACTAAATCGCACGAATATATTTTCTTGTTAACTAAATCACCTAGATACTTTTTTGATAACGAAGCCATAAAAGAACCCGTAGTGACTGAAACTGGCGGTAAGGGCATCAGATTTGGTGGCAGCAAGTATGGTGACAGCGATGATCCTAAACACGCAACAAAGTCGGGCAACGTTTATGAAGGTGCTGAAACCCGTAATAAGCGTGACGTTTGGAACGTAGCAACTAAACCATATGCTGAAGCTCATTTTGCAACTTATCCACCAGAACTGATTTTGCCTTGCATTTTGGCTGGTTCAAAAGAAGGTGATTTGATTCTTGATCCGTTTAGCGGTTCTGGAACAACAGGGCAGGTTGCTATGCAATTAGGCAGAAACTATGTTGGTTGTGAACTTAATCCCGAATACGCTTCCTTAAGTGAAAAGCGTTTGACGGATGCGATTGGAATGTTTGGAAGTGTCGAAATTGTTTAAAGAAGAAAAAGAACCCGTTTACAGCCAATACCGTCTAAGAATGGTGGCTTGTGACCGGTGCGGTATAGACGCGTTCAGCCAAGAAACTTGGACAAAACAAGTTGAACGTGGGCGCGGTGATTCAAAGCTATGTGCCGATTGCAAACGTGTCACTAATGGCCCTGTTATGTCTATTCGCTATTTGATACCTGGCTTGGTTGGTGTATGCCAAATCTGGCACGGCGATTTTGATAGCGAAGATAATCCTTTAGATGCAAACGGTAATCGGTTTGCTGGTGATGTTGCGTTGTGTGGTCATAAAGACTGTGTGACGGGGCTACACCGCCCCGAAATGATTATTGCTAGGGCTAGGCGTGGCACTTCTACTAGGGCTTCTATCAGGCGCAGGAAGTCTTTTAGCCTAGAACTGTGGATGGCTGTGGCTGAAGGGTCACGTCAACTATGAGCGTTGAAGCTATTTCGCTGGTGCTAAATCACTCACAAGCAACAGGTAGGGCAAAACTTGTTCTTATCGGTATTGCAAACCATTTGGGGGATCAGGGTTCGTGGCCTTCAATTGCTACGCTTGCACGTTACGCAAACGTGTCTGAACGGTCTGTGAAGCGTGACATTAAAGACCTGGTTGAGATGGGTGAACTGTGTGTAGAAGTGAACGCCGCGCCGGTTGGTGGGCAATACAAAACTAACCTTTATTGGATAACAATTGACCCGTCAGGGGTGACAGATTGGGTAAGCAGGGGTGACAGATTGGGTAATCAGGGGTGTCAGGTTTTGCAAACAGGGGTGACAGCTAGTGGCACACTAAACATAATTAACCATATAGAACCATTATTAAAGAAAAAGGGTTTTGATTCTGATTGGAAACCTAGTGCTGAATTGGTTGAATGGGCCAAGAAGACTAACCCGAATCTTGATGTGCCAGATGCCGTTGAACAGATGATTGATTACCTTCTTGCTACTGGTAAAGCTTCAGCAGTAAAAGACATTGACGCGCGGTTTCGTACTTGGGTTCGTAACAGTGTAAAGTTTGGTAAACCG